CCCCGCTTTCGCGGGGTACAAGGCGTGAGCCTTGACAATTGTGTCACCCTACCTCGGATACTCTTCATGACTGTGAGGCACCGTACTCAGAACGTCAATGATGACATGGGGAGAGCTTTTTGGTCTCTCTTTGGCATCACTTTTCGCGATGATACTGGCGCCTATATTAAGGAGCGACACGTCTGTGATGACGTATCTGACTCCCTAAGATTGGATCATCCTCTCAACATTACTTCACAAGTTCTTCAGATGGAAACATCTGACCTTGTGAATGGATTGTTGGACAACGGCGTCCACTATAAGAAGTTCGAGAACTTCGTTCCCGACTATTATAAGACGGTGTTGTTGGATCATCTCACAGTGTCCTCTCCTCCTGATCCATCTGCAACACTCGCGGCGCGGACTAATCCGTCCACCCCGTCGAGCCCGTTACCGATGTTAGTTCAGGATATAGTGGAACTTCCCTCCTTAATAAAACATGCTGGTGAGACTCTCATCCATTCTGGTGCTAATGCTTATTTAGCCTACCAGTTTGGGTGGAAGCCTCTCATCAACGATGTTAAGGATCTTTGCCGATTCGCTCAACACGCCGCCACTAAAAGCGACGAGTTGCATCGACTCTGGTCAAAGGGAGGTCTGAAGAGGCGCATTTCCCTTGGTCGGTACACTGCCCGTAATTCTGAGGGCGAGTACACGATCGTCGATTCCGGTTCTGGGGCTTGGGTTTCCTGTTGGAAGGAAATTCATACCACAGTTAATCAGTGGGGAACCATCAGGTGGTTACCTGATGTCCTTCCACCCAAAACCGAGTCGGAGTATGCCGCAATCGCTATGCGTAGCGCTTACGGGGTTGAAACCATAGAACGTACTGCTAGTTCCACACCGTGGTACTATCAACATGCTTCTAGGTTGAGCCATCTGTATAATCAGGCATGGCAACTTATGCCATGGTCCTGGCTTACAGATTGGTTCGGTAACATAGGCGACTACCTTGCCGCTTATGATAACTCAATCCCCGCTCATGCTGTCGGTCTAAATGTTATGACCCATAGCAAGACGGTGTATACTTTTACCAGGCGTGAGGATCTTTCTGATCCATGGACGTCTGGAGGGGGTGCGCGGATACTGGTTGAGACTAAAGCTCGAAACCAGAATATCCCTTCCGTTGCGGCCTCGTTTCCCTGGATTTCAGGGAATCAAATGTCGATCCTGGGTGCGTTGGGTGTTCAGCGCTTACCGCGCTCAAAACCCTAGCAAACAGGAGCAAGTACTACTATGCTTGGAAATACTCTCACAGTCACCTACGGTGGTTCCGGTGGAACCGCTGTAGTGTGCCCGTCCGTCAATGGGACACCCGCACCCTACGCGTCTGAATACTGGCTCAAGGGGAGTACTTACTCCACTCGTGCTCGTGTTCGTTCTACGAAGGGTGCCATCTCGAAAGGGGTTCAGCAGCCCGACCGGCACAATATCCGGTTCGAGCAGGCTCTACCTCCTTCTGATGGGTTTCCGAATGGCCGACTTCGGACATGCGATCTGACGATCACTACTGATCCGAATGACGACATGGACGAAGTTGTCAAGATCGGTCAAGCTATGACCTTCTATGCCACTTCGACCATCCTGGGCAAAGTACTCGGTTTTGAATCCTAGTACTTTGGACGGGGCTTCTCCCACGTCTCCTTAACAGAGCCGCGGTAGTCGCCTTCGAGTAGCTCCAGCCGTAGATCATACCCACTCTTGATTAAGGAGCGTGATATGACTAACAGCTACGAGCAGTACTTGCAGGCTCTGTATAAGGCGGTCCTCACGGACTACCTTAGACATTACCCGACTGACCGACTTGAGGTAGAGCGTGACTTGTCACGGCTCGCCTCACTTGTCGCCAACAGGGGTGTCAAGGTTTACACCATTGACCTCCCTGCTCTTGGTAAACACTTTGATAAGTGCCTATCAGGAGGACGCCTAATTCGTTCTGGATTGCCTCTCTCGAGGCCCTACAGTTCGAAGAGTATAATTCCCCGACTATTCAGGGAGATATACTTTCGCGTCTTTGATGACGACGGTTTGCTTTTACCTGATGTTGATATTCAGGCAGTTAAGTACCTTCGGCAACTATTCTATATTGCCAAAAAGTTCAAAGCTGCTTGTGATTCTTCTTCGGTGTTTAAAGCCGTTGAGGAATTTTTCAACATCGAGAAGGAAATGCGCCATGCGACCCTTCAATGGGATGCTGACGAACTTGGTTGGGATCTTCATGACAGTGTTAGCGTTTGCGACACTGCTATGGTTGATCATCTTCGGTTCCCTGATCTATTTGGGACGACCGAACCAGCCTTTCCTTCCCCCCAGTGCCTTGACCACGTCCAACGAACGTTCGACGTCGTCGCAGCACAGTTCGGAGTCTTTGACCCCGAACAGTGGAGGTTCAAGCACGGACCCGGTGCAGTTGCCGACCAGCGAAGATATTTGAACAAGTTTCAATTTCCTCACTGGCCTGCAAAGCTTGAAAAGGTCTTTCCAATGTCTCAATTTGCTTTCGCAAATGAAGGGTTTTGGGCTGACTCTGTGCGTGATGACGATCGCTATGTGGGCCTCTCGGCCCATGAGCCTCCGTCAAAGTTAATTGCTGTACCTAAGACTATGAAAGGACCCAGACTTATATGTTCTGAGCCTGTTTCTCATCAGTGGTGCCAGCAAGCACTCAA